TTACTTGACCTGCTTCTTCAGGCGGTCAAACTCGGCATCTGCCTGAAGGGCTGCAGTGGTGAAGCTGTTGTTGTTCCACCAGCTCACCAGCGCGGCCACGGTGGTGATACCGGCGGTGACCAGCTGCTCCACGGTCTGGCTCTCGATGGGCAGGACGGGCTTGCCCAGTGCAGACAGCACCTGATTGGTTAGGGCCAGCAGCAGGCAGGCGGTGCGGGCAATGGTGCCTGCTGAGATGGTGGGGGCATTGTAGGTGTGTGCGTTCATAGTCAGTTCCTTTCTCTTTCGTGTTCGTCTGATTCTAAATCAGCGATGCGGTGGTTGACCACCTTCATCTGCTCTTCCAAAATGGGGACGCGGCGGGCAAAATTGTTGTGCTCCCGCACCTCGCGGGTCAGCTCTTCCAGCTTGGTGTCGGTCACGGCCTGACTGCGGCTGTTGGCGATCAGCACGCCGATCAGGGTCACCGCACCGGCAAGGATGGCTGAGATGATGCTTTCCACTGGTCTCACCCCCTCACAGCGTCCACCGGCTCTTGTTCGGGCGGGTGTCTACATGCACCCAGCCCTTTGCCCGGCCTGCCTTGACCGGGTAGCGGCCAATGCCGCCCCAGCCGGGCATCAGGCTTTCGGCGTAGGCGGCCACAGCCAGCGGGTCGGTGTCCTGCACCTGAATGTCAGCGGCCCGGCCCAGCAGGTGCTGGCTGGATCTGGAACCGCCCACCTTTGCGTTGTGGCTGGCCGTGCGGTAGCCGCTGGTGATGGTTACCGGCTTGCCGAAGTGCTCCCGGATGCACTGCAGCAGCACCACAAGACCCTCGTCAATGAGGATGGTGTCGGTGCCGTCGCGGCAGCGGAACTCCCGCACGCGGAAACCCGGTGCCAGCTGCCGGGTACCGTCCTTCTTCAGACTGTACTGTTTGATCGCCATATGTATCACGTCCTTTCACGGCCCGGTCAGGCGCTGGTCTTTTCGGTCAGCATCTCGGTCAGCTCTGCGTACTGTTCATCGGTCAGCTTGCCGGCAGCGTAGAAGATGTCCAGCTTCTTTGCCAGGCCGCCGGTACGGCCGCGCTCGATCATGCGCTTGCAGGTGTTATAAAGTGCCATAGTAGTCATTCCTTTCTGTTTATGCGGTGGTTTCATCATCGGTCACGCCCAGCTCCAAAAGGGTCAGGCGGTAGTCCTGGTCAAGGTTCAAAGCGTCTGCATCCGCAAGAGCGGATTGAGTGGATGCTACCTGCTCTGAAACTTCTGTCAGCGTCATGTACCGGTAGCCCACAAGCGTGCCGGAATAGTCTTTGGCCGTTACGGTGCCGTCGCTGGCAAAAGTGACTGTGGCCCCGCCGGCGGTCGTATACGTGCTGCCTTTCACGACGCGGGCAACAGCTTCCACGGTGTTCTTATCGTCGGAGCTGGTTGCATTATACCGCTCCTTGATCTCGATATAATCGATGTTATGGTCTTTAGCGGATGTGCCGTCGCCCTCAGTCCAGACGATGCAGGGAGTGGCAGCAGTGCCGTATTTGTATCCCTGAATGCAGGTTCTGCCGATACTGGTATCGTAGGCGGTTATTTTGATCTTGCGGTTGCTGGCAGTGTATTTGAAATCAGCATTAGATGCGCAGATCGCGGATACCGCCTTGCTGTTTCCGCCTGTAAGGCTTAAATCTTTATTGGCAGAAAACTGGAACACATACGGAGAATCGAAATTATCCGGAGTGATGCGGATGAAATCCACACCTTTAGGAATGGTGGCTTCACAGCTCATGGTCTGGTTCCAGCCCCATCTGTTTGCAGAGATCTGCGTGACAAAGGCCAGACGTTCGGTCGGCGCGCCAGCTTTTGCGACCTGCGCCTGAATCACGGCCAGCATGGCATCCACGGCTTCTTTGGTGTAGAAACTGCCGCTGTCCACCTCTGCGATCTTCTGCCGCAGCATCTGGATGAGCATTGCCGCTGGGATGCCATGCACACCGTCCCGCATCACGCCGCAGACGGTCTCATCTGCGCGCGTGTCGTAGATGTCGGCGACGGTAACGGCGGTGGAGCCTGCGGGGCGCTTGATCTCGGCAAGGCAGAGGTCGTAGATCAGCTCGGTGCGGGTGATGGCCGGGGCGGCAGGCCCGGCAGAATCCGGGACACCTTCCAGCACCTGCAGGCGGGTCTTTTTGGCGGCGGCATCGTAGCGCAGCACGATGCGGTCAATGCGGCTGCGCACAGGGTCCGCTGCGGTGAGCGCCACGGTGGTGGGCTGCTCCATGATGATGCTGCGGCCCTTGAACCGCGCCGGGCGCACCCATGCCTGACCGGCGCTCACCTGCACGCTCAGGCCGCCCTGTGCTGTGACGGCAAAATCCTCCTCGGCGCTGTATACGCCGCTCAGGCGGGTGGAGAGGTAACCCGAAGCGTCGTCGGCATCGTATCGGATGCCGTCTTCGGGGTAAGTAATGATATCGGCCATAAAGTCCTCCTTAGGTCTTGTGCCATGTGGGCGTGCCCAGCCGAATGGTGCGGGTGGTGCCGCTGTCCTCGCTCTGGGTGATGATGTCGGCTACCCGCACCATGGCGGTGTAGCCCAGCTGGGGCAGGCTGGCACTCAGCACATCGCCCACCTGCAGGGTGTCGTCGTCCACGTCGAACTCGATGCTGCCGGTGCGCAGCTGGGCCAGCAGCTTTTCGCCGCCCCGGTCGGCCAGCTTTTCCAGATAGCTCTGGCTGGTGCTGGTCTCGCCGTCCTCCGGCTGCACGTCCCGGGCATCGATGTACATTTCCCGCCGGTCGGAGCCGGTGGCGTTCACATCGCCCACCCAGACAGTGGCCCGCTCGTCGCCTTCGCCAGCGCCCTGCACAAGGGCCACGTTGGCGTAATCGGTATCGGCAAAGCTCCACCCGGCATTCAGCAGATTGCCCCACTGGGGGCTGTAGCGGCGGTTTGGGTCGAAGGTGGGCCGGAAGCACTCGAAGAGCAGCTTTTTCTTGCTGCCCTTGCCGTCCAGCACGATGCGGAACCCCAGATCACAGGCCTGCCCGATGGTCTGGCAGTAGTCGAACACCGTGCCGCCGGAGGTCTGCTTTTCAAAGGTGGTGTCAAAGCCGTACTTGGCACCAAGCTCCAAACGGGGCCATGGCTTGGCAGCTTCCACAAGGCTGCGCATTGCGGCTTCGGCGTTCTGGTTCTTGATGCTCACCGCAGACACCCGCTTGGTCAGCAGCCACGTTGCCGGGTAGCCGGACACCACAAGGTTTGCGTCCGTGTTCTGATTGGCGCGGGAGCAGATGCGCATGGGGATGCGGGGGTTTTCGTCGCTGCGCACCAGCCAGCGTCCCTCCTGCAAAAGCTGCAGGTTCTCGGTGGTGGGGCGCACCTCAAGGGTAAAACTGCCCTCGGAGTAATAGGGGCTGTCCCAGTAAAAAGACACCCATACATCCACCCAGCCCATGCGGACGAGGGTGTCCGCTTCCAAAACGTCCAGTCTCATACCGGCTCGGGCAGAATGCCCGCCTCCATCGGGTAAAAGCTGACGGATGCCTGCAGGTAGCCGGAGCCGTTCTCCGCCTGCATACTCAGCACGTTATCGCCGGGCTGCAGCTCGGTGAGGGTGCTGTCCTCGTCCAGCTTTGCAAAAATGTTCTCGGTCACGCCTGCCCGGGTCAGGGTGCAGGCCAGCCGGTCGGATGTGCTGCGGTAGATCTCCAGCGTCTCGTCCGGCTGCAGGGTCAGGTCAAAGCCGATAAAGGCCCCGGTCTGCAGGTCCACCACCTTGGGGTGGGTCACCGGCATGTCACACCGCAGGGTGGCCGTGAAGGGCACCGGCAGGCTGCCCTCGTTGCGCAGCACTGCCGCCGTGCCGTCCCGTTTGATGCCGTAGATGTGGCTGTCGTAGCACACCGGGAAGCGGAACGCCTTTTCGTACCCGCCCAGCACGCTGCTGACGGCGTTGAGGTCGTACCAGAAGGGCTTTTCGCTGTAGAGCATGAGCGAACAGCGCGGCTGCGGCGTGTAGCTGGAAAAGTATGGCGTTTTCTGCAGCACGAACCGGGTGAAGTAGTGGTCGCCAAAGTACAGGGTGCCTTTGGTGAAGTAGGGCAGCTTTTTGCTGAACGCCCGGGCATTGTCCAGCGCATACGCGCCCCAGAACACCACATCGAGGGTGCGGGACACGCCGGAGACGCTCTGACCCTCCACGGTGTCGCCCACCTGATTGACACCCTGCGCGGTTTTCAAGTCCACGTCGATGCCGTTGAGCGGGTCGAGAAAGTAGGGGATGTCGTAGTCCCAGCCCAGATGCAGGACGGCACCGGCATCTGTCACGATCTTGAGATGATCCTTAAAAAGCACGGTGTCCTCCTTTCATCGTTTGCGGGCCTTGGCCTTGTCGGCTTCCCACCGGGCTTCCCGCTGCTGTGCGGCGGCGGTGTCGTGGCCGTTGTAGAAGTTCTGGGTGATGTTGGTGTCGCCCTCGCGGTGGTAGCTGTTGGCAGCGGACACCACCTGTGCGGTGCCGGACGCAGCCACGGTGCTGCCCAGACGCATGTTGTCGGAAAGCACCAGCGCCCCCGCCTGCCGGATCATGTCGGCGAGGGCAGAGTTTGTCTTTTCCAGCGCCTTGGTGTTGGCGTTGATGGCATCTTCCAGACTGCCGGTGCCGGTGGTGATATCCACGCTGCCCATGCTGCCGGAGCCGGAGGACCCGCCGGAAGAGCCGCCGCGCCCGGACGAGCCTTTCTTACTGAAAGAGCCGCCGATCGAGGCAACGATGCCCGCGATGACGGCAGCAAGGGCTACGCCCGCTGCGATCATCAGCAGAGCCTGCGGAGTGCCAAAGCCGGTAGGGAACAGCGCCGCAGCGATGGCATCCAGCATTGCTACGAACGCGCCGCCGATAGACCCGATCAGACTGCCCAAAGACGCAAGGATCTCCGGGAATGCAGAGATCAGGCCGCCTTTCATGCCCTGACTGATGGCCAGAGCCGCACTTTGCAGCGGTGTTTTCAGCCCGCCGAAGATCTCTATCAGGGTGGAGCCGAGGCCCTGCGCCTGCTGCCAGACCTCAGAGAAGCCGCCGGTCAGGCCGTTCACGATCTGCCCGCCCAGGTCGATAGCTCCCTGCACCAGCTGATCGCGGGCACCGCCCAGCGCTTTGTTGAGCTTAGTCACGATGCCAAGGGCAAAATCATTGACCTGCTTTTTCTGGTCGGCAGTCAGGCCGCCGTAGATGGTGCTTGCCACCCACTTGCCGATGCTCAGCCAGTCCTGATTCTTGACGGCGGTGTACAGGTCATCGAAGGTGCCCAGAATGCCGGTATCTGCTTCGGTCTGCAGCTCCTTCCACAGGCCGTCAAAGGTGTCCGCGCTGGACTTTTTGATCTGCTCGGCCACCTGCACGGTGCCGTCTGCGGCGACGGTCTTGACCTTCTCCACCGTCACAAGGGCACCGTCCACCACGTCGTCGTAGACCTCGGTGATGACCTGCTTCTGGGTCTCGGTGCCGTCGGTCAGGGTCTCGGTGACGGTCTGGGTGGTGGTCTTGACCCCGTCTGCCAGCGTCTCAAAGGTGGAAGTGACCGTCTTGGCGGTCTCCCGGACGGTCTCCATGGTCTGCTTGACGGTCTCGGTGCCGTCGGCGGCAATGCTGGTGACGGTTTTGATGTCCTTCAGCACACCATCCACCATCTGCCGGGAAGTCTCGGTGATGACCTGCTTTTGCTGGGTCTTGCCGTTGGAGAGCGTTTCGGTGATGTTTTCGGTGGTGCGGGTGATCTTGCCGTCGATTTCGGTCGTGGTGTCCGAGATGGACTTGACGACTTCTGCGGCGGCCTGCTTCGTGGCCTTGCTGGCCTTCTTGGCTCCGCTGGTGATGGCCGGGTAGGGGTTCATGGCTGTCTGGCTCCCGGCACGGCTGCTGCCGTTGCCGGAGCTGCTTGTGCCCTTCGGGACCCATCCGTTGTCATCGTCCCATTCGAGGTCTTTGTGGGAGCTGTCCCACTGTTTCGCGTTCTTGCGCTTGTTGTAGTTGTTGATGGCGTTGTTGTAGGCGGAGTTATAAGCATCTGCTGCAGCGCCGATGCCGTTCTTCAGGTTGGCCAGCGCTGCCGCTGCGCCTTCGATTTTTGCGACCAGATCATTGATCCAGTCCACCACCGTGCCGATGGCGTTCTGTGCGATCTTTTTCACAGACGCAAATGCAGAGTTGACGGCATTGCGGAAGGTCTCGCTGGTCTTATAGGCCGTCACGAAACCTGCCGCAAGAGCAGCCAGCAAAGACACCACCAGACCGATGGGGTTCGCCTTGAGAACCGCGTTCAGACCTGCCTGCGCGACTGCAAGACCGGTCGCCCCGGCTTCGGCGGCTTTGTGGGCAGCGGTCATGGCCGTGGTTGCGGCAGTGTGGATCACTTCGATTGCAGTAGCGGCAGCCACATAGCCCTTGTAGGTCAGGAATGCTGTTCCGGCAGCGGCCACAACAGCCGTTGCAATACCGATGGTCTCCTTGAGCTGGGCCATCTTCTCGTCGCTGTCGAGGAAGGAGACCACCACCTCGTTCAGCTTGACAACCAAATCACCCAGAGCCGCAAACAGGCCGCTGGTCAGCTCACCGGTCAGGGCGCTGACATTATCCTTCAGGGTGGACATGCGCCCGCTGAAGGTCTGGCTGGCTTCCAGCATACCGTTGTAGAACTGCCCGCCCTGACTGGTGGCGGCTTCCACCGCCGCTTCCAGCTCACTGAAGCTGACCTTGCCGTCAGAAATGCGCTTGTACAGGTCGGACATGCTCTCGCCGGTGGCATCACAGATCTGGTTCAGCGGGTTGAAACCCGCATCGATCATCATGTTGACGTTTTCCAGCGTGACCTTCTGGGCGCTGGACATCTTGCCGTAGGCGCGGGTCAGGGTCTGCAGCTTCTCGGCGTTGCCCAGCGAGATATCACCCAGTCGCTGCAGCACGCCGGTGGTGTCGTCTGCCGCAATGCCGAACTGCAAAAGGGTCTGGGTGCCGCTGGTCAGGTCGTCCAGCGAGAAGGGCGTGGATGCCGCCATTTTGCGAATTTCGGAAAGCTTTGTTGCGGCGGCTTCCTCGCTGCCCAGCATGACCTTGAAGTTGGTCAGGTAGCTTTCCATGGTGGCGTTGTAATCCACACCGCTCTTGACCACCTCGGCCAGCTTGGACGAAGCCTGTTTTGCAAAGTCCGCGATCATCTGACCGGCGGCTACCGTCCACTTGCTGGTGCTTTTTTCCGCCGGGTCGCTGTTCAGCCTTACTTCGCCGGTGATGCTGAAATCTGCCACTGTGTCCACCTCTCTCCATTCCAAAAGAGCGCGGGCACAAGGGCACAGGCTGTTATAACTTGATCTCTACCTCCCGCTTACAGGCGGGATTTTTGCATTTTACCCACAGGCCATGGGCGGATGCGGCATTTTCTGCCCACACCGGCAGCGCCCGGCCGCAGTAGGGGCAGGGCACCGGGGCGCGGCTAGTGCCGGAATCGCGCGAGGAACGCGGCATCGTGCTCTTCGACCGAAACGACACGGGCGGCACCCCCCTCTCAGCTCAGCAGGCAGGGCAAAGCGCTCCTGCAGGTCGGCATAGTGGGCACGCATACTGCCCTCGTACTCGGAAAGATCCATGGTGCGCCAGCTCATGATCTTTGCCATGAGGGTATCCTCCGGCAGGGCGGCGAACAGCGCCCGGAACCGGAACCAGTGCACCTTTTCGCGGGTCAGGTCGATGCCGTAGGCCTGCTGGAACGCCGCCACGATGTACCCCGCATCGCACTGGTAGTCGAAAGCGGGCGGCTTTTCCGGGCCGCTGGTGGCAGCGCTGGCCGTGGGTTCTGCGGCCTGCTCTCCGGCAATGCAAAACTCGATGAGATGCTGATACGCTTCCATGCACGCCTGAGCATTGCTCAGCAGCGGCTGCGGGTCCCGGTAAAACCGCCGGACGGCGCGGCACGCCAGTGCCAACGGGTCGTCTCCGGCCCCGCGCCGGTAGACATTGCTCAGCCACACCATGTGCCGAAAGTCCGGGTCAATGGCCCGGCCATGCCATACGGTGGGCAGTGCGTCCGTCAGCAGATCAGACATGGCGCTCCGCTGCGATCTTCAGGGCGTAGTCGGCCAGCTGCTGCATGGCCTCCGGGTCGTCCTTCAAAGCGTTCACCGCGACACGGGCATCTGCCAGACGCAGGGCCCTGTCTGCGGGGTCCTCGTGAATAGTTACCTTGGGCGGCATACGGATGATTTCGTTGGTTTCAACGATGCGCCCCGCCGTCCGGGTGCGCTGCCGGGCTTTCTGCTCGGCACGGCGTTGCTGGCGGTTCATGGGCTGGGCGGCTCTGGCGGTATAGCGCTGTTTCTCGGCAGCAAAGGCATTGCCCAGTTCCTCGATCACGTCATAGATGGGTGCCATGTAGTTTTCGTTAAGCCCCAGACGGTCGGACGCGCCTGCACCGAGAATCTCGTCGATGCAGTCCATGGCAATGCGTGCCTGTGCACGTGCATGGTCGCCCAGACGGACACCGCCGCGATGGAAATGCTCCGTCTCCTCGGCGCTCCGGCGCTGCATCTGCTCGTTGGCGTCCTCAAAGCGGTCAAGGTCGTTGGCGTTCATCAGGGAAAATTCAAATTCCTGTCCACAAATAACCATGTTCTGGCTCCTTTCTTGGGCCGTGTGCCGGATTTGCACCAGCTTCTTTTACTGTTTCACGGCATAAAAAATCCCCGTTCCGGTGCGGAGCGGGGACTGTGTTTGAAAAAATCAGCCCTTGACGGCCTTTGCAGGCTCAGCGGACTGGGTGGCGGGGTTGTAGTCAAACTCGTCCGGCGTGCCGACGGCTTTCACGTCGCAGGCAAAGGTGGCCTTGGAACCGGCCGCACCGCCCACGTCGCTGGTGACGATGATGGCAGCGCTGCCCTTTTCGCCCTTGCCGGTGCGCAGGCTGAAATAGATGTACGGCACGATCACATCACTGCCGGTGCCGTACACGATCTTGTGGCTCAGCACAAAATCCTGAAAAGCATCGCCCACGCAGCGGTCGCCGTTGACGGCAAGGGTGCGCTGGGTGCCGGTCTTGTCGGTGACGTTGCCGGTGCGGATGTACTGAGAATCCTCGGTGGTGGCGTTCAGGGAGCCGGAATGCTCCTTCACATGGTCGGCGCAAACGATCCAGTCAGCCTCTTTGCTCTGCTTGGATTTGTCGGTCTGGAAGGCGAGGATGAAGTCGTTCGCCGTCTCAATGCCGGTATACGACGCGCTGGGCGTGATGCCGGACTTGGTAATGGCTTCAGCTACGGTCATATCAAAACTCCTTTCATTTGGGCATGTAGTAGGTCAGGCGCATTTGCAGCTGCATCTTACAGCTGCCCGCGCTGTTTGTGACGATGTAGCCGCTGTTCGTCACGGCAATGCCGGTAGGGGTCTTGCCCCCGCCGCAGGCCGAGAGGTCGGGCAGGTTGTGCCGGGCGTCCTGCCGCATGACCCACTCGGTCAGCTGCTCGAAAAAGCCGCTGTTCTGGATGCTGACGGTGTCCACCTCACTGTACTCACGGCGAGACAGGAAGAGGTAATTCTTCGCCATTTCCCAGCCGTAGATGTACTCGGTGATGATGGGGTCACCGGGGCTGTCCTCGATGGAAAAGGCGGTGGATTCTTCTTCAAGCCCTGCAATGCGGAATGCTGCACCGGTGGCTTCCTGCTCGTCGGCAATCAGCGGGCAGGTCTTGAGCCATGCCCGCAGGGCGGCAATGGTGGGCTTTACGGGTTCGCTCATAAGTGCCCCATCCCTCCCCAGAAGGTCGTGACAGCACGCGCGCCGTAAAGGGCGAGGTGCTCACCGATATCTGCCAGTGCCCGCTGACCCCAGTAAGAGCCGCGCAGGCCAGTCTCGCCATGCAGGCAAGTGCCCTGTTCGTGCAGGTAATACTGCCTGCGGGCATAGGGCGTGTTGTAGACCAGCAAGCCCTCGTCGTACTTGCTGGCAAGATTGACGCTGTTCTTCAGCGTGCCGGTATCGAACGGCACATAGCTGTCAATCAGCTTGGCAGCTTCCTGCGCGAGGGCATATTGTGCCTTTTGCAGGGCGGCAGTCTTTTCGGCTCCAAAATCCGGCCGCCATTGCAACTCCATCTGCACGCCGTCTGTCCGGTATTTCCAACCATCAGGCGGCTCAAAAACGGGCTTCGTTGACGGCGCAGCGGGGCCAAAGGGAATAATCTCGCTCATGGTCTCAGCTCCCTTCCACGTGCCAGTGGGGCAGCAGCGGCTCCCGGTCGTCCGAGACAGCCGCCGCTGTGCAGCACAGGTGCGTTTTTTCGAGTTTGGCGTACTCGGCTTCGGTCAAGGCAGGCACCGCGCCCTGCACCAGCTTCCAGCCGCGTTTCAAGGTCCAGTGCTTGGCCTTTTCGGCAGCAGGCAGAGCCGCCCACTGGGCATAGGGCAGGTAGCCAATGGTGCACACGCTGGCCGGGATGCGGATGTGGGTGGTGCGCTCCGGGTCCTTGGCGGTGCCGGAGCCGGAGGTGGAGCGGCATTCCCGCCAGCTGCACCCCGGGAACACCCAGCACAACGGGGTGTCGGTCTCGGTGGTCACATCGTGGATGAGGTTTACCACGGTCACGGCAGTCTGCATCAGTCAAGCCCCCTGTACAGTAAGTCATGCGGGTCATTGCCCAGCGCTGTGCGGATGATCTCATAGGCTTCCTGCCGGGCGGTGGCGGTCACACTGGCATTGCTGCCAAAGGTGACGCTGTAGCCGTCGTTGGAGACGCTGGCAGCGCCCGGCACAGCGCCCGCCGCAGATGCAGCGGCCAACAGTCCGATGATCTGCGTGCAGGCATCCGCCAGCGCTTCCCGGCAGGCCTCACACCCGGCGGCATGGCTCTCCGCCCGGCCAAAGGTGGCGGCATCAATCATGCGGGAAGCACGGCTGCACAGCACACCGAAGGCGGCTTCCGGCACTGTGCCGCCTGCAGCCGAATACTGGTCATAGGTGCAGTAGAGCATCGGTCAGACCTCCTTAGGTATGGCTCTTAACGAGGACGGTCTGGGCCTTGGTGACCTTGTGGGCATAGATCTTGCGGCCCTGCACAGCACAAGCACCGATGAAGGTGCCGCTGCCCTTCAGGTCATTGACGGCAACCGGCTCGCTCCACTCCTCGATGCGGGTGAACCAGTTGGGGTGGCCCGCGATAAAGTCCACCTTCTCGCCGAGGGTGGTATCCTCAAACACAGTAAAGCCTGCCACGCGGCCCACCGCGCCGGTCTGCACCACGGCGTCGCCCAGAGCAGACGCCTTGATGAACTCCGGGCTCTTCAGCAGCAGGGCATAGGTCTCAGGGGAGACCAGCAGCCAACGGCCATCCGTGGGAACATGGGTCTCGGACAGCTTGGTGCGGGCGTCCACGATGGTGTCATAGATGTTGGCCTTGGTCAGGGCAGCAGTGCTGTCCATGGCGGTGCCGCCGGTTACCAGCTCGGCAGAAGCGTCGGTCTCCATCTGCAGGGCCAGCGAGTAACCGGCGCTGTCCAGACGGTCGGCTACCAGATGGCCGGGCACGCTCTCGGCGTCAAAGCCGTCGATCAGCTCGTTCACAGCCTTGTCCTTGTCGATGTTCACGGTCAGGAAGCTGGTGTCGCCGTGGGTCATGGCAGTGCCGGTCTTCTTGTTGTAGTCGGCCACCGTCACCTCGGTGTCGCGGACGGGCACCTTGACGGCACCGGCCTTGGGGCTGCCTTCGTAACGGTTGTTGCAGATGATGCCGACGCGCTTCACGATGGTGGCGCGCAGCTTTGCATCTACCAGCTCAGAATAACGCTCTCTTGCAATATGGGGCATGAAAAATCATCCTTTCCTTAAATTTTGATGTTGGGGTTCATGGCTTTGAAGGACGCTTCCACCGGGTCCACATCGTCCTCGCCGTGCATCGGGTCGCCGTGTTCGGCACCGGTGGAGTAGGTGCCCGCGTTCCTTCTTTCGCCTTCCTGCGCCTCGCCAAAGGCCCACGGGTTCGTCTTGGCGGCTTCGTCCAGCGCCTTGCCGATGTCGGTGCTGCGGTCGGCAGAGCCCTTCAGGGCGTCCAGATCCAGCAAAGCCCGCACCGCCTTGACGCTGCGGCCCTTTTTGCCCAGGATGGCGGCGTCCAGCGCGTTATCAAAGGCAAAGCCATCGGCCTGCGCCTTCATGTCGGCCTTCAGCTTGGTGACCTGCTCCTGCAGGCCTGCCACGTCCACGCCGTCAAAGGCTTTCAGGCCGTCCTGTGCGGTCTTGAGCTGGGCGTTTGCGTTGTCCAGCTGGGCCTGCAGAGCCGTGGCGGCAGACTTCTCCCGGTTGATGTCTGCGCCGTTCTCCTGCATGATCCAGTTGAGCTGCTCGTCGGTGATGCCGGGGATCTTGTTCTTCACGTCTTCACGCTTCATGGTGGAAACTCCTTTCGTGTGTGAGACCTCAGTTTTTTACACTGTTCTCTGTCAGTATTCGGTCTTGGGCGGGGTACGCGCCGCCCGCCGCATGGCACCGTTTGCAGGGCTCGAACCTGCCGCTTCCGGTTTTGGAGACCGGCGCTCTTCCGACATGAGCTAAAACGGCATGAAAAAACCACTGTTGTGCCTTTTTGATGGCATACAGTGGTTAAAATGGGGCATTTCCGTGAATGAAAGCTTACTTTTTGGGGTGCGGGTGCGGCGTGTATTTGTCGTCCTGCGCCTGCTGCACGGCGGATGCAATCATGAAGAACAGCCGGGCACCGTTCAGCAGAACGATCTCAAGCAGGGCAAGGATCATCAGAACAATAAGAACAGTAGTAACCATAGTGTACCTCCTGAAAAATTGGCAAAAGAAAACCACGGTGCGTGTGCATCGTGGTTCAGTTGATATTGATGCGCTCCTTGCAACTGTTGCAAACAAAGCAGCGACATTTGGAAACATCATCGGGAATTTTTTTCCCTGCCGGAATATAAATCCCTGTCTTGCAGGTCAGGCAGTGAACCGTTTCACCGTTCAGCAACCGAGTAATAAGCCGGTCTTCGTCATTCGAAATCACTAAAATCACCTCCACGAATAATCTTCATACAATTCTTTGGTCAATTTAACTATAGCACGTAAGTCTGAGACTGTCAACGTACCTTTACGGTGCATCCACTCAGCGGAAATACATTGGGCTTCTGCCCATTGGGAACCGCCGATGTCATAGTGTGCATGGGTCATTTCATGAATCAACGTTTCGGTGGTGCGCTTTACGGTGCGGGTATTGTTTGCATAAACGACCACGTTGCGGCCACGGTTTCTTCCAAGAAGATTCCGGGAAACCTCCGTGGTGTAGTTGATCTCGATGTTATATTTACCGCTGTTGATCCACTCCAATGTTTTCTTGCCAATTTCGGAACGGTTCAAGTCGTTGTAAACACTGCGGTGAGTAACAGCATCTCCCTTTATAGGCGGAAGAATGTAAACATTGTCGCGGAATTGCTGGCGTGATTCTCTCACAGGCAATTGACGAACAGCAGCGCTTGCTCTGCTGGCTTCGCTCCTGCCGAACTTCGGTACGCTGGTGCGGGCGCTGTCCACACGGCCGCCGGTGGCCTGCGTAAAGTCTTTCAGGCTCTGGCGGGCCGCTTTCAGGCGCACAGCGCTGTCGGTGGTGTCCAGCCCGGCAGCATCCTCGGCCAGATACCGCTTTTTCCAGCGGCGGACGTTCCGCTCCCGGGCACGCTGCATCTGTGATATCTCGTAGGCGGTATACTTTTTGCCGTTCCACTCGATGTCCCGGGCGTTCAGCTCCCGCAGCTGCTCCTGTGTCCATTGGGGCGGGTCGCCCAGCTCCGGGAACACCGCGAAAAAGGTGTGGCGGCAGTTCCAGCCGCAAAGGCCTGCGCCGGTGCCGTAGCCGGTGGCGGCTTCAAAATCCGGGTAGTGCCTGCCCTTGTAGTCCACCGCACCACCGCGATGGAAGCGCCTGCCCTGCCACTCTGCATGAGAAGGACGGGCACCGCCGTGGGCGGTCGTCTCCACAAATTCGCAGCCCATCTCGTCCATGCGGGCCACCTGCAGCTTGCCAGTCGTCTGGTTTACACCGGTGAGCACGGCACGGCGGGCGGCCACCTCGATGCTGTCGGTGTGGCCGCTGGGATAGGTGACCATGGGCATCTCGTCCGCAAGGCTGTCCACGGCCTGCTTGACGGCGGTTTTGTAGTCGAAGGCACCGGTGCTCACTTTGAGCCATGCAGCGTCCAGTGTGCGTTCGAAGGCCCCTGTGACGGTGTTTGCCGTGGTGGCGGTCAGGTTCTGCCATGTGCCGCAGGTCTGCCGCGCGCCGGCATCCAGCAGGTTGTTCAGGGCGGCGTTCTCTTCAAAAGGGGGCGGCTCCATGTCGTAGTGGTAATAGATCGCATCCTCCCGCTCCATGGCTTCGGTGGCAGCCTGCAAAAGCAGCTTGCGGATGGCCGTTTCGCTTTTGCCGCTGTAGCGGGCCAGCAGCTTCACAACATCATTGCGCACTGCTTCGGTCTGCTGGTAGCGCCACAGCTGCCAGTTAGCGGTGGGGGTCACGGCGTCCATCTTGCCGATGCGCCGGGCAACGTCCTGTAAGATCGCGTCCTCGACCTGCTGCCAGAGCTGTACAAAGGCGTCCGGCATCTGGTCAAGATAGCTCGGCGGCAGCATCAGGCACCCCCGAAGGTGATCTGCTCTTCGGACTGGCTGTCTGCCTTAGCTTCCTCGGCCCATGCGTGGGCTTCCTTTTCGCTCAGGCCGTACCGGGCGGCGAGGTAGCGGCAGCGGGGCACAAGGCCCGCAATGGCGTCCTCCCGCAGCTGGTTTGTGCGTTCCTGCTCACTGACGATGTAACTGTCGTCCCAGTTGACGGAAATGCTGGTCTCCGGGTCCACCGGTGCGCCCAGCAGGTTCTTTGCCGCCCACAGGATGGCCTGCAGAATGCCGATCAGCGCCGTTTCAATGGGGATCTGGTTCTTGTTGGCGCTCTGCACAAGGTCCTGCCGGCTGCCGGTGTACTCGGTGGCAGTGGCCACCTTGCCCAGCTCAAAGCTGTACCGGTGACAGCCCAGACCGCACTTGAAGCTGAACAGATCCAGCATATCCTGCACGGCCCGGTGGTTGTCCTCGGTGCGCAGATCCGGGTTGTACTCGTGCCACTCCGGCGCGGCATCCAGACTAGCTTCCTTGCCGGGCAGCGAGAAGAACTGCTGTGCGCTCATGTCGTCGGGCGGGATGTAATGCGGCTGGCTATCGGCACCGATCACCACCTTGCACAGGCTGCGGTCGTAGAAGATCTTCTTGCCGCCAAGGTAAAGGTCCTGCCGGTAATTGTCAAAGGCAAGGTCTACGCCCTGCGCGGCGTCAAGAGCTTCCGCGAACACGGCCATGCCCAGACCCGTACCGCCGTCGATGTTCTTCTCGGCGGCAGGGGAAAACAGGCTGAACCACGGCGGGGATCCCTCCGGCTGCAATTCGGTCACCGTACCTACAGGCGCTTTGCGCGGCGTGAACACCGGTGCACCGTCCTGACCCTGACCGATCTCAAACCATTCGTTGGTGATGGTGCGGCTGCCGTCCCTGACCGTGTGGGTCTGCAGATAGGCGCAGGGCCTGCCGTCTATCAGACATTCCGATACAAATGCGGCTTCGGTCACGACGCCGCGCTCCACGCTGATGGGCAGGATGCAGGATGCAGGGTCGTAGTCCAGTACGATGCGGGCATCCTGGTCTGCTTCCAGCTGGCCGTCTGTGCCCTTGATGCCCTCCACGCTCAGTACGAAGGCGCCGGTTCCGGACCAGTAGGCTTTTTCCACCAGCTTGTTGGCGTTCTCCCAGAAATGCAGCTGCCGCAAAAGGCCCCCGGTCTGCTGTTCATCGCTGCCCAGCAGGTAGGCAGCGGTGGCGGCGTCGCCGATCTGGAAGGTGGTCTTGTCGTTGAGCAGCAGATTTGCCCAGTCCTCGCACACGCGCTTGGGCATCCGCAGGGACGCCCGGCGGCGCTTGTGCTCGCCGTCCTCCCGCGCGATCTTGATATTATGCACGCTGGGTACATAGCCCTGCCACCACTGCCGCCATTTTTCAATTTTGGCATAATAGGAGGCGTCGATCTGCCAGCCCTTGGTTTTGTTCAGGTATTCAATAAAAGCGGCAACGTTCATCTTGCAGTCAGTCTCCTGTAATCGCGTTCGATGGTGTACTCGAAGGCATCGAGGGTGTCAATGTCGGTGGTGCCGTCATCCAGACGTTCATCCACGCCGGGGTGCTTCTGGCTCCACAGGGCGGCGGAAAGGGCATCCCGCAGGGTGGCAGCTTCCGGCAGATACCAAAAGCGCCCGCCGCCCATCAGGATGGACGTCAGGCGGATGCGGTCGATGATCTGGATCTTGGCACTGTTCTGAACCCGGTCGGCCAGCCAGGAAAGCGGGCAGGCCCGCAGCCGGGTGCGGATGTGGTTGATCAGCGTCTGTTCGGCACTGTCGCAGAAAAGATAGTGGATCTCGCCGTACCGTGTGAACACGGCGGTGCAGAAATCGATCAGCTGCGCGGCGAGGTAGTCAGCGTCCTGATCCTTAGGGTCGATGCGGGCGGATGCCAGACCCACGATCCCCGCGTAGTAGGGCAGGATGCCGGTGGCCACGAATGCGTGCCGGGAGCCGTTGCCGCCGAAGTCCACCCCGATGTGGATGCGCCACGGGCGGCAGGGCTTGTCCGCAGGCCAGAGGAAACGCCCATCCCCGGCGGCAATGCTGTCTGCAAAAGGGCGGTAGATGATGCCGCCCGCTGCAGCCCACTGGCCGAGGATGAAGCGGTTATAGTAGACCGTGCCCGCGTACTCCTTTTTCAGCTGAGCCACGAACTCCGGCGGCAGAGTGGGGTTGTCGTCGATGGTGTAGGCCTGACAGTAGATGTCCGCGTCGCTGTCCAGAAACTGCTTGAACCAGTGCTGGGGGTTATCCGGGTTGCAGGTGCCGTCAAAATGGCTGTGCGGACAGGACAGACGGCTTTTCAACATCTGAAATACACCTTCGTCCCATGTGGTGATCTCGTCCCCATAGGCGTACTCGAAGGCTGCACCCTGAATGCGGGCGATGTGCTTTTTGTTGTCGGCACCCAGCACGTACACCTTGCGGCCGAACAGCTGCACGATGTTGCCGGACGCCGAGGTGCGCACCACGCCCACAAGCTCCGGACCCCAGAGGGCCCGCATGGGCTCCAGCACGTTGCGTTCCAGCGTGCCGAGGGTGTTGCCCAGCATGACGCAAAGGCCCTCGTCCCGGGCCGCGCAGATGCGCTTGGGGATGGTAACAGCGCAGTCCAGATAGGTCTTGCCGGAGCGGGTGGCCCCAGTCTTGACGTTCCAGCGGTGGGAGCAATTGCGAAGGAACTCCTGCTGAAACTCAGTCAATGGCACTGTCCACACCTCCCAGCAGCTTGCGGGCAGCTTCCAGTGCATCCGCTGCCGGGTCCTCCAGCACGGTCTCCTCGCCCAGCATCTTCAGCAGCACCCCGGCGGCACGGGCATCACCGCGCTTGGCGGCTTCAGTAATGCCCATGACCACCGACATCTGATTGTCGATGTCCTCATTGTCCACCTCATCCCGCAGCAGGGCATTCACCCGGCGGCGGTCGGTCTCCGGCAGGCTGAGGTAATAGTCGGCGGCTTCCTTCATGCTGCGCTTGCGGCGGCGGGCCGCACCGGAAGCAATGCCGCCCTTCTGGGCGATCTGTCTCTGTTCGCTCTCCGTTCGTTCGTTGAACGGGATGAGATTTTCTTCGTTGGCCACGTCACCACCTCTCTTGCCGTAAAATCAAAAAGCCGCCCGGATGGACGGCTTGGGAATATCAAAAAAGCCAGCACGTTTCCATGCTGGCGGTTGACGCACATCCTGCCGGGAAACTTCACAAACCGGCTTGCGGATTCTGTGACCTCCGTTGTGTGCAGAGTCTGCTCGGGCTGGTAAGGAGGTCAACCACCACTCTGCACACAGCCACGAGCGGGCATGTCGGCCCATGCGTCAGGCGTTTGCCGTGACGGGGCACGGCATTGTGGAGCCGCCCTTGGAATCGAACCAGCCGTGTCTACACACACGCGCCGCGCTCCAAATTGCGCTCAGGCGGCATAATAGAAGCAGCCCGCGCACCGTGCTGTCGAGCAGCGGGGACACGGTGCGGAGACTGCGTAGGGTATCGGAGAGCCTTTCGGCTTTGCCGATGGTACCATGTTACACCATGAAATACTGCAATCGCAATGCAATGACAGTGTAATGTTTTTCAAAGGGGCAGCTGTTCCATTGCTTTGCGCCGCAGAACATAGATCATGCTGAGAGAGTAATTCGTATCATGGGCGATCTGTTCCCATGTCTTGCCTTCGAGGTAGTAGTCTTTCAGAATGTGGTATTTCCAGAAATCCTCCAGCTGCTGCAAAGCTTCGTCGATCTCTTCATACAGGGCATCACACTCGGCCAGCTGAAAAGTTACCTGATGCTCCAGATCGTCCGTCCGCTCCACCGCGCGGGCAAGGCTCTGGCCGTCACCGTTGCCGCTGGGGGTAAGGCTGAAATTCTGTGTGGTATGTCTGGCAGCGGTCCGTGCTTCTTCTAACCGGTTACAAAGCTGTTCCAGCAGCTTCTGAGCATCCCGGTACCTCCAGAGCCATGCCTTTTTCTCTTCGTAGGTCATTGGGCATCATCCTCTCACATAAATCATCACGGCGGCAAATGTCCAAAGTAGCAGAAAAAGCAGCACGCCCAGAATGACCGGATGATTTTCCAGCAAAATCATTAAGCCATAGAGTGCGGCGACAACTGCGCCGATAACACAAAGAACCAAGAAGCTGATAAGAATTGCCATTCCAATTGTCATTACAGTTCCTCCACCCGGACGAACACGCCGCAGGGGTCCGACCAGAATTTCTCCACGATCTCGCTGCACACCTGAGCGTCGTCGGCCCAGAAGTGCAGGCGGGTCATTTCGTCCTTGAGGGCCTTTTCCAGATTATCGGTGTCCGGCTTTGTAGTGCGCCAGCTGCCGCTTTTGCGGCCCTCGGCAGGGAAGCACCACTTGACCAGCAGCCGCACCGGACGGCCTGCGGGAATGGGCTGCTGCGGCGCGTGGGGCGCAAGATGGGCGTGGAGCTTGGCACGGGTCTGTTTCAGTTCCGGGCTGTCGTGGAGCACCGCGTGCGGCTGCCCGCCCTTCATGTAGGCGTGCAGCTGCTTTGCGTTGTGGGTGGTGGTGGGCGGCTGCATGGGGATAAAGAATTGCATGTACATGGGGTTCACCTCGTTTTTTCTTTTTTTCAGGTTTTAGCGCCAACGTGATGGGGAGGGTTCCCCGAATGGATGGGGGCTGTGTACGCCCCATCCTTCGGGATACCCCATCACATACGGACGGATTATGCTATTATATATAGGCATTTTCCGTCCCGAATCCGTAGGAAAATGCGGCATTTTCCGAAATCCGTAAACGGAAGGCGGACGGAAGATGCTGGCATTTTACTGTTTTTGTACTCTGCGTAAATCAAAAATATTGCAAAATGTAATCAACCGGAACTTCCCGGTTCCTTGCGGCCTACATCGGAGCCATCGATCCAGTAGCCACCGTCAGCTTTCAACCGGCGGCGTACGGTGTCAGGTTTCAGGCTCATATACTCAGCCATGGAGTAGATTGTCACTTTGCCGTCCATCATGCAGGCTTCAAAGGCGGTGGACAGTTCCGATGATTTATCTTTTGCAAGCTTTTCACGGTTGCCCCAACGCTTTTCTGCACCACGGGAAGCCATGGACCGAAACTCTCCGTCCGGCTGCAGGTCCTCCAGCAGGCCGCTGTCCGGCTTGTGCACAGGGTAGTCGAACCAGAGGTTCACCGGGTCGAAGCGGGCGAACTCGCGCAGGGTGCCCTCGATGCGCCATGCGGTCATGCCGTCGGCCTTTTTCTCAGCAGCCGCGACCTCAGCATCGATGGCCCGCAGATCTGCAAGGCCCAGTTTTTCCTTTGCGATGGTCAGCATCCGGTGGCGGCTGAGGGTATCATCCAAGCCGTAGGCATCTGCATGACCACGTTTGTCCAACATGGCCTTGATGACCCGGCAGGCGGTTTTGTTGTGGAGCTGCTCCCGGATGGCATCGGTGGGGGTGAGCTCGGTCATGTCCAGCATGGCATCCGGGTCGCGGGCGAACACGCCGGAGCCGCTGGCGCGGTCCATGCTGCGCTTGCCGCCCTGAGCACCTTTTGAGTGGTGGTGGCAGTAGATCACGGCACAGTCCAGCGCACGGCACACAAGGTCGAACTGGTTGCAGAACTTTGCCATCTGGTCGGCAGAGTTCTCGTCGCCGGTGATGACCTTATAAATGGGGTCGAGGATCACGGCGGTGTAGCCTTTTTTCTGAGCCCGGCGGATGAGCTTTGGGGCCAGCTTGTCCATGGGCACGGACGCGCCGCGCAGATTCCAGATGTCGATGTTTGCAAGGTTCTCCGGCGCAAGGCCGAGGGCGGTGTAAACGTCTTTGAAGCGGTGCAGACAGGATGCCCGGTCAAGCTCCAGATTGATGTACAGCACCTTGCCCTGTGCGCAGGAGAACCGGCCCAGCCACGGCCTGCCTTCGGCGATGGCGATGCACAGCTCGATGAGGGCAAAGCTCTTGCCCGCCTTGCTGGGGCCTGCCAGCAGCATCTTGTGGCCCTTGCGCAGCACCCCGGTGATGAGGGCATCGGCCAGCGGGGGCAGGCTCTCCCAGTCGTCGGCCAGACTCTCGGTCTCGGGCAGCTCGTCGGTCTCCGCTTCCAGCCAGTCCCGCCACTCGTCCCAGCAGGATTTCCCGATGTTCGTTTCCAGCAGCACCTGCCGTTTGTCACCGCGCGGGATGCCGGGCATCCGGGAAAGGCGGGAAGGGTTGCGGTTCTGCTGGTCGATAGTCAGGCCGTTTTTCTGGCAGGCGGAATAGAGATAATCCACCCGCCTGCGGTACTCGGCGTAGTCCGGGGCATCCACCTTCACGATGGCGTGGACGCTCTTGCCGCCGGAGTAGACCAGCGCCGCACAGGGCAGTTCCAGCTGCTTGATGATGGCCTGCTGCTTGCCCAGTTCCATGTTGTCACACTCCACGAGGGCGTAGCGGTAGGCAGTAATATTGGCATCCTTGCGTCCGGTGCCGTCCACCGGGTTGAAGCAGATCCATGCACCTACTTCAGGATCACAGTCGCCTACCACCTTGCCGAGGTCGCCGCCGCAGGCATCCAGCTCGGTGATGAGCTGCCCTGCGGTGCGGGTCCAGCTGCCTTTTGCAGGGCGGCGGCGGTCGGCGGCCATAAAGCTTTCGGTCACATAGGCCACATATTCATCCGGCTCAAACAGGGCTTGCAGGTAGCGCTTGAGCTGGTCGGCGGGGTGCCACTCTGCGGGCAAAGTCAGCTCGTGGGCTTCCACCCAGCGCGGGTCTACCAGACGGCCCTCGGTTTGTGTGCTGGTGCCGGCAGAAATATCATCGTTCCAGTCCAGAGCGTGGCCTGCGGGACCGCTCCATCCGTGGGAGTAGGCCAGCTGAAAAATGCTGCTTGCGGTGACGGGGCTGGCCCCGCCGCCGTGAAAGCTTTCCCATTTCTTGACGCACTCGCCCTTGTGATAGCGGCCCGCATCGCGTGTGCTCCACTGTTCCCAGATGGTAACGGGCAGACCGGCATCCTTCAGTGCCATGCCCACCATGAGCCATTCGTCATAGGTCAGGGCGGACGGGGATACGAAGTCCAATGCTTCCTTGAGTTCATTTTCATGTTCCATTCGCATTACCATCCAAAGTTAAAAGGACTGTCCGGCTCAGCAGGCGGTTCCACAGGCGGGATATAGGTTCTGGGGTTCACGCCCTTGGGCACGCCGCGCCAGCCGCCTGCCGCAATGCGGTCGATCATGTGTTTGGCTGCATCGAAGCTCCACGTGCCCACGCTCTGGAAACCGTAACGTTCCAGCACGCGGATCTGCTTGGGTGTGGTCAGCCCTTCGGCACGGCGTTTGTTCAGCCGGTCCAGCAGCAGGGAAGCCTTACCAGCAGATTCTACAGCGTCCGGCAGGATGCCCATTTTTTCAAGAGCAGCAGTCTGTTCCGCGCTGGGCGGGCCTGCTTCCCAGCCAAAGGCCGGCACATATCCGGCAAGGTCTTCAGCCTGAATGCTCATTTCGTACTGCAGGGGGTCCACGAGACGGGCTTTTTTGCGGCGCTGTTCTTCCAGCTGTTTTGCAAGTGCTTCTTCCCGCTGGGCCACCACGTCCTCGCTGGCCTGCACGGCTGCTTCCTCGATATCCTCCGGGCATCCGGTCTGGGCCAGATTTTCGGTCATCTGCCGGGCCACGGCGCGGTCCTCGCAGACCAGATCAGCCGGGCGGCACAGCTCGTGCTTGTCGGTCATCCACAAAAAATCCAGCAAAAGCAGGTCGCTCTTGCCCGGGGAGAGCCGGGTGCCGCGCCCTACCATCTGACTGTACAGGCTGCGCACCTTGGTGGGCCGCAGCACCACCACGCAGTCTACGCTGGGGCAGTCCCAGCCCTCGGTGAGCAGCATGGAGTTGCACAGCACGTTGTATTTGCCTGCATCAAAGTCCGCCAGCACCTGCCTGCGGTCGGCGCTCTGGCCATTGACCTCGGCGGCACGGAATCCATGGGAGTTCAGCAGGTCGCGAAACTTCTGGCTGGTCTTGATGAGGGGCAGGAACACCACCGTTTTGCGGCCTTTGCAGCGCTGGGCCATCTCGGCGGCGATCTGTTCCAGATAGGGGTCCAGCGCCGTGCCGAGGTCTCCCACGGCGTAGTCCCCGCCGCTCATGGTGACAGAAGAAATGTCCAGCTTCAGCGGAATGGTCTGGGCCATGATGCGGCACAGATAGCCCTCTTTGATGGCATCGGTCAGCTTATACTCAAAGGCAAGGCTGTCGAACACCTCGCCCAGATTGCGCATGTCGCCGCGATCCGGCGTGGCGGTCACGCCCAGCACCTTGGCGCTGCCGAAGTAGTCGAGGATGCGGCGGTATCCGTCGGTAATGGCGTGGTGGGCCTCGTCGATGATGATAGTGCCAAAGTAATCATGAGAAAAGCGTTCCAGCCGGGCGGTGCGCTGCAGGGTCTGCACGCTGCCCACCACCACACGAAACCATGTATTCAGACAGGTGGCATCGGCCTTTTCCACCGCGCTGACAAGGCCGGTGGAGCGCTGCAGCTTGTCCGCTGCCTGTTCCAGCAGCTCACCGCGATGCGCCAGAATGAGCACCCGGTGGCCCGCCCGCACCTGATCGGCTGCTACCGATGCAAACACGATGGTCTTGCCGGTGCCGGTAGGCAACACCAACAGGGTGCGGGTGTGGCCGTTCTCCCACTCGGCGTGGATGCGTTCACGGGCCTGCTGCTGGTAGGGTCTCAGTTCCTGCCCCATCAGAATGCCCCCTGCGTCCAGCCCTGCGCGGGTGCGGCCTTGGGTTCCGGCGGCGGCAGGAAGCGCTGCACCTCATTGCTCTGGCCGGTCTCACCTGCATGAGGGCCGCTCTGCTTGGTGTACTCCCGGATGCCCAGCTTGCACCAGCCCCGGGCACCCACGATCTCGTTCCAGCGGGGACGGAAGGTCTCGCCGCGCTTGCACTGACCGATGCTCTCAAAGAAAGCGCCCAGCAGGCCCTGCGTTTTGGTGTGGAGATACAGGCGGTGGGTCACGGTGGTGTCGCCCTTGGCCCCGCCGAAGATCTTCAGGGTCAGCTTTGCCATGGAGCAGGGCGGCAGCTTGGCGCTGCCCTCAAAGCGGGCACGCTCCATGCCGGTGACCTCAAAGGCATACTCGCCCTCGGGCAGGAGCACGAACTCCTGCTGCTCGTTGGTAAATTCGTCGTCCCAGCTCAGGGCGCGGTCGGTGGTGTTCATTTCGTTCATAAGTAATTACTCCTTTATTATAAAACTCCTTCAGTCACGCTTACACGTGCCAGCTCCCTCCTTGAGGGAGCCTGTTAAAACGGGATATCACGGTTATCCAGCACCATCTGGAACACCTGCGGCCATGCGGCGATCAGACAGCCCTCCACAAAGTCAGCGGGGTAGTCCTTGATGGGCATATCCTCCGGGAAATAGCCCCGTTTGCCCACAACGCCCTGCAGTTCTTCACAGCTGACCTTGTTGGCGCTCATCAGAGCGGCCAGCTTTTCGGGCACGCCCAGACTGAGCAGAACATTTTTCTCGGAGCTTTCCTGCAGCGGTGCGGGCTGCGGCTGAGCCACCGGCTTTGCTTCCTGCTGCGGGCTGGGCAGGATGTCGGCTTCCAGCTGGGAACGCGGCTGCGGTTGCGGTTTCGGTGCCTGTGCAGACATTGCGCCGGGGATGCAGGCGGCAATGCTGGCATAGTCAAAGGGTACTTCCTCCGGCAGGTCAAAGCGGTTTTTGGCATCCCAGCAGGGGTGATGCGCGGTGTACAGTACACGCCTGCCGCCGCTGGCTTTGCTCTTGGCGTTCTTGCCGTCGCCCACCTTTTCCACAACGGTCTTGTAGTTGGCGAACAGCAGCATATCGCACCACTCGCGCAGCAGCGGGGCCACCTGTTTGGAAGTTTTCATGCTCCAGCGGTCGTAGTTGCCCACGGCATCCGGCTGCTCAAATTTGGTAATAGCGGCATGGGCCAGCACCACCACGTTGTGCCCGGCCTGCAGCACCTCTTCCAGCGCGTCCAGCAGCTTGCCGAACTCTTCCTTAACATAGGTGTAGCCTTTGCCGTAGCCGAAATCTTCGATGCCGTTCACCTTGGCTTTGGCACACACGGCCTGAATGCACAGGCGTTCAGCCCAGTCGGCGGTGTCGATGACCAGCGTGCCGCAGGGGATGCTGCCCTTGCGCACCTCGGCCACCTCGTCCAGCAGCATGGCCCAGCTGGTTGGCTGGGGCAGGCGGGCCACATTCAGCCTTTTGGTGCCGCCCTCGGTGTCGATGAAAACAGGATTCGGGAAATGGGATGCAAAGGTGCTTTTGCCGATGCCCTCCGGGCCGTACAGCACGGTCTTGACCGGGGAATCCTGCACCCCGGCAGTGACTGCATACTTGCTCATTTAGAACGCTCCTTTCGTCCAGCTCTTCTGCTGGGGCTTTTCGGTGACGGGCGGCAGGGTGGGTTCGGCATCCTTCACCATGCCGTCCTCAATGATGATCTGGCACTCGCTGCCGGTGGAGACCCGGGTGGCAATGGCCTGCAGGTGTTCTGTTTCCAGCCATGCGGAGAACTCCTGCAGGGTGGTCATGTCCATTTGTTCCAGCTTGTCCAGCAGCACGAAGCCGCAGTCCGGGTTCAGGCGGCGGACGATGGCAGCGGCCACCCGCAGCTGGTCACTGCCGGACATGTCCCGCCAGTGCTTGCCTTTATAGGTAAGGGCACCGTCCTCTACGCCAAGGCCCGGCAGCGGCAGATCCGCACCGTTCAGCAGGGCCATGCGGTCGGCCCGCTTCCGGGTGATGGCTTCGGTGAGCTTGTCGTAATCGCTGGCATACCGGGCGGCTTCGTCCTCGGCCCGGGATTTTTCCAGATTGGCCCGCACCTTCTGGTTGATCTCCTCAATATCCCGGATGGATGCTTCCAGTTCGGCGGTGGATTCGTCCTGCAGCTGGGCGACGGTCTTTTGAGCGGTTTTCCGCTGATTGAACAGGCGGGTGTGCTTGGCGTCGAGCTCCTGATACTGTTGTTCCAGCTCGGCAATGCGTTCACGGGTGCGTTTCAGTTCGGCCACACACTGCTGCTCCTGATGCTCAAGCTCTGTGTACTGTGCCCGCAGACGCTGATTCTCACCGTTGCGGGCCAGAATTTCCTGCTGCTGGCGGATGAGGTCGGACGCGCTGACCGGCTTTTCCGGTGCATCCGGGTAGGAGATCAGTTCCTCGGCAAAGTGTTTCTTCTGCTGGGCCAGCTGGCCGGTGAAGGTGCGCTTGTCGTACAGGGCCTTGATCTCCATGTCACGGGTGTGCAGCTCGGTGCCGATGCCGATGATCCGGAGCAGGATATCCGCCTTTTCCTTGTCGGTGGCTTCCATGAAGCGGGGCAAGTCCAGTGCCAGCGGCTCCACAAAGGCGTTCAGCAACTGCTGCCCGCTGCGCCGCCCGGTGGGGTCAGTGACGGTCAGGCTGGCATTTTTGCCCTTGCGTTCCACCACCACACCGTTGGAAAGCTTGACCTTCAGATGCGCCGGAGCCACTGCGCCGTCCCGCTGGGCAGCGTCCGGGCGGAAACGGTCGCCGCCCAGTGCCCATGCCAGAGCATCCAAAACACTGGTTTTGCCCTGATTGTTGTTGCCGCCCACGAGGGTGAGCCCGGTGGGCGACGGCGTGAGTGCAACGGCCTTGATGCGTTTGACGTTTTCGGCCTCTAAGGCCATGATCTTTACAGACATGCGGATACCTCCCCTTGAGCGGATGCGAGTGTGTGAACGAACTGGTTGATTGCGGTCTCCCGCTGGTCGTTCGGCAGTTTGCGGAACTGCATTTTAGCGGACTGAACGATGCTGGTAATGGAGCGCCCGGCCAGAATGATGCTGTCGTAGGCATCGCGGGCATCCTGTTCGCTGCCGGAAGAGACCTGTTCCAGCCGCGCCTGCAGGTCGGCGGTCATCTCGGCGGCAAGGTCGGTGGCGATATCATGGGCCCGCTGGTTTGCCCGGCGCTCCACTTCCTCTTCATCCACCACAGCGGCGATGGGCTGCTTTTTCAGTGCCGTATTTTCTTCCTGCAGCTTGTCCGCTCGGAGCTTGGCGGCTTCGGCCACCTGCCGGGAGCCGGAAAGCTGGCCCTCGGCATTTTTGGCCCGGGCTTCGGCCTTGTCGGCACGGTCTTTTTCCTGTGAGGCCTTCAGCCCCAGCCGGTTGCAGTCCTTGGCGGTGCTCAGCTGGTCTGCACGGGCCTTGTCCCGTTCGGATTCGGCCCGGTCGGCACGGGCTCGTTCCCGGTCTGCCTGGTTCATGGCCTCCACCCGGTCGGTGCGGAGCTGCTGGTTTTCCTTGAGCAGATCCTGATAGGCTTTGTTCGTGGTGATCGCACCGTTCTTGACCTTCTCCACCAGCTCCGGCGGGGCGCTGGGTTTTGCCACGGCGTACAGCAGGGTGGGCGGCAAGCTTTCCAGAATGGCCTGCTGCCGGGGGCTGCTGTCAGCCAGCAGTGCGGAGACTTGCAGCAGCCGGTAGGCGCTGTCTTTGGTGATGCCAATGTGCAGGCACCATGCACGGAAACTGTCCTCTCCACGGTTGCCGTGCTTCGAGTTGTCGCATTGTGCGACAACTCCGCACAGCTCATCGTGTGCCAGTGCAATGTTGTCACCCATGTAAACAAGACCCTTTTCGGCCAGTTTCTTGCCGTGAAGATATCCGTTTTCTGCAAGATGCAGGGTCGCCACGGTCTGTTCAGGCAGGCCGGAATAATCAAACTCCGGGCACTTGTCCTCCCGAATGAAAGTCAGGGGCTTCTCCTGCGGGGCACCACCAGTCATTGAGAGAAGTGGCGCAGAAGAACCGCCCGCCGATGCGGCAGGGACCGATTCGCAGTTCTGCAGGGATGTCGCGGGGGTCGATGCGCTTGCATCCGCCCCGCTCTCCGAGGTGGTCGGCGTTGCCGCTGTGGCAGTCGGGACAGCATTCTCTGCCGTAGTCACAGCAGCATCCGCATTCTGGGCAGGTGCACATGCGAAAACCTCCTTTGCTTTTTTAATGTCGGCAAGAATCTTTTCCATTTCCTGCTGCGGTGTCATGTCCTTGCGGCTGCCATCCGGGGTAAAAAACTGACCAAGCAGCTCTCTTTTTGCGGCAACACCTTTCAGATTCTGAGCGCAGGTGATAGTCAGGCAGTAACGGCCGTCAGATCCATAGTCCGATGCACGAATATCTTTGGAAAACGAGCCAAAAATCTCTCTGTCTGGATAAGTATCTTTGATCCATGCGGAGATCTGAGACAAAAAGTCGAAGTCCAAACTGTGCACTCGACAGGTGCATTTGTCCTTGATGGAGCCAGAGAATTCTGATGCATAAGTGAGAGTCTTGCTCATCCGACACTCATAGCCCCGAGTCTCCATGGCGACAGTTTTAGCACTTTCGTCCCATTGAAAGTTTCCGTATGGCATGGCGTAGGGGCATCCCCAGCACTCATGGCCGGGTGCATAGCCAGACAGACGGTTGCCAGTGGTACTGGTATCGGTGGATTTCTTCACTCGCCGTCCGCATTTGCAGATATAGGTAGTCATACCCGCACCTCCGTGTCCTTGAGGCGGTCCAGCATCTCGGCCTGCACATCCTTGCTCATGGGCTGGATGTTGTTGCCCTTCCAGCCGTAGCAGAGGATGGGTCCGTAAAGCTGACGGCCCCGGTACGTCCGGTTCAGCAGGCTGGCGGGCTGGATGGGGCCATCGTACCGGCCCACGAACAGCACCGCCGGGGTGCGGGGCAGTACGATCATCTCACTGCGGGTGCCCAGCCGGTTCTCAATGGCCCACAGGCTGTCCGGCAGGGTGGTGACTACCGGCTCTTTGCCCGGTTCAATCAAAATTCCTTTCATTGTAAAACCTCCGATTTTGTGATATCATCGGGGTGATGAAGTCGTTCAAACTCATCATCCCTTGCAGCTCGTCGGTGTTGGCGCACCGGCGGGCTTTTTTCGTATAGTGCGTACCGGCGGCAGGCTGTCCACCTCGCTGCGGTCGATACGTTCCCGCGCAAATGTGTACTTGTAAGTTCGATGGCTGCCGCTGAGCCCATGGCTGACGGCAGACGCAAAGCTGTTCGCGCTCTTGTAGCCCAGCCGCCTGGCACACATCTCAGACGTGCCGGATGCCAGCAGATCGCCGGTTTTGGCATCCCAGACGGTGTACCACATGACGCTGGCAGGTTTTTCATTATGCGCCCTGTAATCCCTGCAATATTGGTTGTGGCGCTCTCTGCGGCAGGAAGCGCAAAAGCGCAGGTTGCCAGCAACATTTTCCATCACCTTGCCGCAGTCCAAACAAACGCGGGTAAAGTGCTTTCCTTTATTCATGGGTGGTGTCAGCCCGCCTTCCTTCCGCTCTTCACGGTGTTGCGGGGCTGCTGGTGAACCTTGCGGCGCTCCTGCTGCTCCCGGTCATGGGCGGCAAAGCCCAGCCGGGCGAAGAACACCGCCAGCAGGATCAGCACCATGGCCGTAACGAACTGGCCGTCCGAGACGGTGCCGCCGGTCTGGAAGCTGCCCTCCAGCCCCATGCCGTACAGCAGGCCCACGGCCCCGCTGGCCACGGCCAGCCAATACCACACGCCGGATTTGATTCTCATAAGGATATGCCCTCCAAATCAGCTAAAATATAGAGAAGGTTCTGCACATGATCGATTGCATCATTGGCCGCCTGAGCAGTTTTCTTTACGGCAGCCATCTGGTCGGGCGTCCCGCCATACTGAAGCGCAGAGTTTACAGCACTGGCATCATCAAGCGCTGAATGCGCCAAAATAGCGGCAGACCGCAGAACGTATTCACTTTCAGGCTTCATGCTCCTACCTCCTGAAGATAATCGTCTACAGGTGCACACACAGCACCATAAAAGGCGGCAACGGGGTGCCAGGCACCGTCATGAAAAATCTGGATGTTCGTGGGCTTGAATGCTGCAACCTCCGCGCCGGTCAGGTACTGGCCGGAATCGCGGCAGTTTTCCCACCGGAACCATGCGCAGGTCAGCAGCGGGGCTACGTATGCGCATCCGTTGGGCGCGTCGGCCCGCTCGGATGCAAGGGTGTAAGGTTTGCTCATGCGGATTCTCCTTTCTCAACAGTAGGGAAGAACAGCTCCCCGATTTCATCCTGCGGGATATCAAGCGTCTTGCAAATTTCTGCGATCTCAGTGCTTGTCCAAGGCTGCTTCCCGTTCATCCGCTTGCTCATTGTGTCAGTTCCGATGCCGATTGCATTTGCAATCTCCTGATCCCGGAACCCGCAGCTGTGGAACCGGCCCCGCAGCTTCCAGTACGGAATCTGCCGGAAGGTGCCGCGAATGGTTGATGTGTTCAACATTTTATTCCTCCTTCTTTTCGGCGGGCAGCCCATCCAGCAGGCTGTCCATCAGGGCAGCGTAGAACGGATAGCCTTTGGCAACGATGGTCAGGCTGTCAATGGCGTTGGTAAGGAAGCTCTGGGAGCCGCGCACCACGTTCTCCATGGTGCGCACCGTGTCGCAATGCTGGCCGTAAATGGCCTTGAACTCGCCGCACAGGGCCTTGACCTGCATGTACTTGGCCTTGCTGTCCTCGCGGTTCTTGCGGCACTCGTCCAGAAAAGCGGTGTTCTCGTCCAGCTTCTTCCTTGCTTCGATCACCCGGTCGATGGCGTTCTGGATGTTGGCATCCTGCACGGCCCGCTGCTCTTTGTGCTGTGCGGCCAGCTGCTTCTCCATTGCATTGAACGCGGCAATGTACTTCAGCTTCCACTGCACGGCTTCCTTTCCGGTAAAGCCCATCGCCAGCAGCGAAAAGCCGTCCCGGTTCATCAGGTACATGGGGTACTTCTGGTGGTTCTGCGGGTGGGTGTACTCTGTCTTGAAGAACATGGGGGTGTCCCCATTTTTGGGGAAGCCCTTGATAAGTTCCTCAATATCGCGGATAACGTGGTCATGGCGTTTGCCGAAGCGCTTGGCGACGTCCCGGCTGGATGCTACCGGCTCGCCGTTCTGGGTGGATAAGATGATGTCGGTCATGGTGAAGATGTACCTCCTTATTTTCGATGTGTTTTGATATAACGTTCGATTCTTTCGCACACACGGCAGACTGCTGTATAAAATTTGACTTTCTGCTCAGTGACGAGTATTTTAATAATCAGAACAAGTTTGTCCATAGAACCTCCAAAAGAAAGGAATGGTAAGATGAGTGATGAGAAGAATAACGGCAACGTCTTCAATATCAATGCCGTACCAAGTTGTATTGACGAACCTGTAAAAGCTGTTCTGAAACCCGGTGCTAATCAGATTGGAACTCTTTTTGGCGACCTCCTTTCGATGGCTACAAGCAAAATCCACTTTACAGCAGAAAAGATGCGACTACAGCAAGCACATGACTTGGATGTTTTTAAAAAATCACTAGGTGACAAATTGAATGCTAAACCGGAAGAATGCTTGGTTGAACCTCGTATGCAGGTGGTTGGCCCTGCTATCGAAAATGTCAAGTACTGCATGGATGAGCCGCAAATCAGCGAAATGTTTCAAAATCTTCTTGCGAATGCAGCAGACGAACGCTATCAAAGTAAGGTTCATCCGTCTTTTCCGGCAATGATTGCACAAATGTCACCTCTGGATGCGGAAAACCTCGGATTGTTTCAACAGGTGGATCAGTACCCAATAGTCGAGTTTCGTTACATTTTGTTTGATGATACATTTAGAACAACTCAATCAAATGTTTTCGCTGCAAATCCTAAAATGACGACATATGCTGAGAGTCTTCTTCAATCTGCTTCTTTGAGCTCTTTAGCGCGACAAGGATTGATTGATATCTCGTACACTACATATATTCCAGAAGAAAGTCTGTATCGTGTTTTTGACGAATTTGAGCTCATCCAAGAGATGAAAAAGCAAATTCATCCAGAACCCGAAGGTGGATATCGCCATCCTGAAGATGATAAAAAAATAGTCCGTGTTTCGGCTGAAAAGGGAAGAGTAAGGCTTACTCCTCTTGGAGAGTCTTTTCTGCGAGTTTGCTTCTACCATTAAATGGCGGTCTCTCCTTCATCGCCCAGCGTTCCTCTTCCGCAGGTTCGCTGGGCTTTTTGTGGTTGTCCATGTGGTTCACCTCCTTTCATGCCACGGGGCGGTTGTCCAGCTTCTTCAGGCTGGCCACCAGATTGATGGATGCCGCAGCGGTCTCCATCTGCTCGAATGCGTCCTCGTCCATGTCCTTGCACATGGTGTGGATGCGGATCACGCGCTCTACGTCCTGCTGCGTCAGACCATACATGGCGGGGTTCAGGGAATTGTTCTTGCGTGCCATACGAAGCACTCCTTTCTGTGGGTGGCTCCCACGACCATCCCGGCGGCGTCACCGGAATGGTTTCGACCGCTGCCACGCGGCCATCATCGGGTGGGTTGTGGGGTGCTCCCTTCTGCGGTACAATAGATAAAAACAGGAAGGGAGGTGAGCGCTGTGAACGACGGAAATAAGGTGCGGCACAATCTGGCATTGGCTTATGCCAACAATAAGCTGCAGATTGCGCTTCAGCGTGGAGAGCATCCGCAGAATCTTGATCTGGATGATCCTGCACAGGCGGCCTGCGCGCTGGCACATTGGTACAGAGCCTGTCTGGATGAACTCATTGAACTGACGGACGATGAACTGTTCAGTCCGTACAGCATGGATTAAAGCATCCGATTGTCCCGCTCCGATTTCACGGATGCCGATAGCATACTAACGATGCGTTCCGCGTCCGAAAAATCAACCTTTTCGCTCTTGAGCTGCTCGAACAGCTTGAGGGCGATTTGTTTTAAGTGCTCATGATGTGCATGTGCTTCCCTGACTTTTTCCTGTGTGGTCATCTTCTTCACCTCCTTTTCGTTGACTTGGTTGGCATTGATTTGCTAACCTTGTGAGAACAATATAGCACACCCAGTTAGAAAAATCAAGCCTGAATTTTGCGAAAGCTCAAAAACAAATGTTGACAGAGTTAGAATTTTGGAATATAATACAAATTGAGAGAACGGAAGGGAGGTGAACAAAATGAACGAAAGAATCGAAGCGATTCGGAAGCATGAAGGGCTGACACAGGAGCAGTTTGCCGAGAAAATCAATCTGTCGCGCAATTACTTGTGGATGCTCGAAAATGGCTCCAGAACCCCCAGCGATCGCACGATCAGCGACATCTGCCGGGAGTTTGGCGTCCGGGAAGCATGGCTGCGCGAGGGCGAGGGTGAAATGTTTGTACAGGACACCCAGTCCGAACAGGTGGCGGCCTTTCTGGCTGACCTGACCAAGGATGACAGCGACACCTTTAAAAAGCGTTTTATCGAAATGCTGGCAGGCCTGAGCCCGGCGGACTGGGAGCTACTGGAACGCATGGCCGAAAAATTGACGCAAAAAAAAGAGGAAAGCCCGTAAAGGCTTCCCTCGCGTGGTGGCTGGTTCATCCGATCAGGTGGCTTGCGTACACCCACACAAGCCGCAGCTGGCGGAAATCGGCTTTTTTCAGCAGTTTCAGAATAGCGGTAATGTAATCTTGTCGTGTCATGTTGCTGCCCTCCAAAGCAGTTTTATTTTCGAGAATATTATACAACCATTAGGAGTTGCACGCAACAATTTTTGACAACTGAAAAGGTTTGAAAAATCCACAATAAATTTGGATTTTTTCAACAGAAAAGGAGAAAATCATGAAAAAGTCAGCAAAAAGGCTTTTAGGTGTTGTTTTTACATTGGCGCTGATGACGATTCTCGCATGCGGTGCCTTTGCGGCAAAGCCTGCGGTCGAGGTCACCGACGTCTATTTTACGGTCGATGCTTTTGACGGCGTCAGCCCTACGGTCTGCTTCCGGAATAATTCAAACAAAACCATTAAATATGTTACGTTCACACTGGTTCCGCTTAATGCAGTCGGCGATAGAACTTCCTGCACGATCAGCGGCCGTTCGACGGTGACGGCCCAGGTAGTAGGGCCGATCGCTCCGACAAGATTTGACCGAACGGTCGCAAACACGGTGACTTCTCCTGCATCCATGGGAGATTTTGGACCGTTCCAGGCACAGCAGCAGCTTGCCACGAATTATTACTTTGGCGCTGAAGAGCGCAACGGGCATAGAATTTTTTTGGACAAGGACGGTAATGCCTATTATGTTGATTCCTACACGCCGTCCTCAGTTCTGTCTGTGATCGACCATTCCAAGACGCTGGGTCAGCTGGATTCCACTACTTATCTGACGGATGACGAACTCCAGAATGCAATTTACGATGCAGCAGTGGAATGGGATTGCCTTTGGTACAACAGCACGATCGACGACATTGCCGTGACCAAGGCGGATATCATCTATATGGACGGCAGCAAAGAGAGCGTCAATCAGAAAGCCCTGTATTCGGGTCACTTCAGAAGCGACCCGACGAATCAGCCTTACTATGTGCTGACCAGCAAATACGCCCCTGTTTACGATTATCAGTATTACAAAGAGTACAATGCTGATCTGGCTGCTCTGTTCGGGGATAACCAGTGGAAGTATCTGGAGCATTTCGTGAATAGCGGCATGAAGGAAGGCCGTCAGGGCAGCAGTGCATTTAACCTTGCCGCCTACAAGGCCAATAATCCGGATCTGGTTGCCGCCTTTGGAGATGATAATGCAAAATACTATGAGCACTACATTTCCAGCGGCAAAGCAGAAGGTCGGAAGGCATCCTGATAATATCTAAGCAAAACAAAAACGCCCCGCCGGGCGCAACCGGCAGGACGTAAAGTAAGCGGCTCGCCCTTACGGGGTCATCGCACACCTAGCAATGCGATTATACCCCAAAAGGGCAGGCTTGTCAAAGTGTACCCTTTTGGAGGTGAAAACAATGAAAAAGAGAACGAACACAGCGTTTTGGGTCGAGAAGGAAAAGCGCTGGTGCATCGCAATTCAGAAGAACGGCACCCGCAAGCGCTTTTACAGCAGTACGCCGGGCCGAACAGGACAACGGGAAGCAAACGCAAAAGCGGATGCATGGCTTGATGACAGCATCCGGGACGGCAGGAAGAAGGTGGCCACGCTCTATGCCGAGTGGGTGGAAGAACTGAAGCTCACCTGCGGCACATCCTATGTTGAGCAGTGCAAAAAATACGGAGATTACTATATTCTGCCTGTCTGTGGGGACATCCGCATTGACGAGCTGACCGAAGGCAATCTGCAAAAGGCCATCAATATGTCTTTCAAAAAGCGATGCCTTAAAAAGGAGCGTCAGCGTAGGTCAAGCGACAAGCCTTTGAGCCGCAAGACCATTATGACGATCCGCTCAACGGAGATCAGCTTTTTGAAATGGTGCCGCCGGAACAGGTACAGTACGATGTTCCCTGAGCTGTCGATCCCGAAGAATGCCCGCATGGGGAAGAAAAAGATTTTACAGCCGACCGCTTTGAAAGTTCTGTTTGATGTGGACACTCGCCTTTACTATGGCAAGCTGGTCTTTGACGAGTATATCTATGCCTACCGGTTTGCAGTTGCTACAGGTGTACGCCCGGGTGAACTTGTGGGGCTCTGGTATGGTGACGTCAAAGGGAACACGGTCAATCTGCGCCGCAGCATCAACCGGTTGGATGAGGAAACCACCGGCAAGAACGAAAACGCCATTCGCTCATTTGACATGGGCGAGGAAGCCCATGAGGCCTACGAAGCGCAGGTGGCCTTGCTGAAGGCTTCCGATATCCCGCTGAACTATACCACCCCTTTGTTCCAGATCCCGAACCAGAGAGCTTTATTCAAGCGCTGGAAGAAGTACCAGCGTGACAATGGCATTGAGCCTCAGGTCACGCTGTATGAGATGCGGCACACTTTCGTCAGCATTGAATCCGGCGTATTGACCGACAGCCAGCTGAAGATGCTGGTCGGTCACAGCAAGAACATGGACACTGCCGGAGTGTATCGGCACGAGCTTGACGGTCAGAGGGAAGATCTTGCTGCCGCTACCACCGCGGCATTCAAAAAGGCACAGGCCTGA